ATATCCTTCATCGACAATGTAATCACTCGATTACTTTGTTCTTTGCAGAATCAAACTGAAATTAATTGTTGGACTGACATTCCTCATAAACCCGGAATGGGTCTCAACGACGAAGGTCTTCGAGAAATTATCCGGAGTGTGGTTGAAGCAGAAATTAAAGGTATTATTCCTGGCTCAGGCGATGTTAAAGCCTGGGACTTTTCTGTCCACGAATGGGAATTGTTAGCTGATTTACAACGGAGAATACACCTAAATGGTTCTTCTGGAACTGTTTGGGAAAGAGTCGCCAAAGCGCACTGGTACTGCATGAGCAGGAAAGTTTTCGTTTTGTCGGACGGTACTATGTATCAACAATTAATACCTGGCCTTATGGCCAGTGGTTGGTACAATACTTCTTCTACAAATTGTTTTATGCGTGTTTTAGGTCACCACTTAGTTGTTGAATACCAGAATGTTAAATCTTTTGATGATTTAACTACTGGAATCTCCAATGGTACAATCACTGATCCCTTAATAATTCGGTCCTGGCGCTTGATAAAAGCTTGGGCTATTGCAATGGGGGATGATACAGTAGAGTCTTGGTTCGCTGAGGCTCGTGATTGGTATAAGAAATTAGGAAAAACAGTTGACGAATATGAGAAGGTAACTTCTTCAGATTTCGAATTCTGTTCTACTAGATTTATCAGTGGCGTTGGCTATCCGCTTAACGTCGATAAACAACTAGTTAATTTCTTGAGTTATAAACCACAAACCTATGCACATTGTGCGGAAAGGTTTAACCAGTTCACGTATGAGATGAGACATCATCCCGAACTGGAATCCTTCTGTCAGCTTATTGCTGACAGTGGTTGGTGGTTAACTTTATAGTTTTGGCCTATTCCAGACCTGGTCATGTCACTAAACTGACCATTGGGTTGTAGGAAGTAATTCTCCAAAATCTCTTTGAGTGCTAACCAAAAGCCAAGAGACTGCACGGAGATCCTTATGCTATCTGCAGTGAGATGCCGTAACCAATCGTCTATCTACTCACTGACGCTAAAGTTTTCTTATGATGTACAGTCCCGTTCTCATTGCGGCATCCAATACAAATGACGAATAAGAACAAATCAAAAGTTATGGTTATGACTACAAGAAATAACCAATCTCGGAAAATCAAGAATAAGCCCAAACGTAATAAGGGTTCATCTGCTCCTTTCATTAAAGAAAAGGGCAATGTTACCTCAAAAGCGCTTGTCTTGAGATCTCAACCTTCGGCACCCTTAATGGGTGGAAAACAGATGAGTTCTCGTGCTCAGAAGCAAGGAAACTCTAATCTGCCACAATTCGTTGTGGCGAACACCGATCCGTTTTGCCCTCAAGCGATGGGAGTTAAGGTACCTGATGAAGCCACTATGCCAAGTGCTGTGGCATTTTCTCGTGACTTGCTCTCCATTGGAACTGCAGTTGCTGCAGGAGGGGGTTATGTCTTTCGATTT